GTCTGCTTCTGAAGGTCGGACACGAAGGAGTAGTGGTGTGCGATCTTCGTCCTCTTGTCCGCGAACTTGCGGGCGCGGTCGCTGATCATCGCGCCGCTGGCGCAGTTGATCGCCGGCATCGGAGCCAGCAGCTCGGCGAGGTCACGAGCGGCAACGTCGATGAAGTTCGCGACGATCGGCTTAGGCCACGAGTCCGGGAACGAGTCCGGGGCAAGGCGCTGCGCCTGGCCGATGCGGACCTGGAGCACGTCCGACATTCGGCCATCACGGGCGCGGAAGGTGCGCCGAAGGTCTTGAACCTTGCGGGCAACCTCGGAGACAGCAAGCGTCACTTAGAGTCCGAGCAACTTCTTGATAATGGAGATGAGGAACGCGAACAGCGACTTGCGCTGAGCGAGCGGAAGCTTCTTGGCTGGAGCGAGATCCCTGGTGAGATTCCTGCGCAGCGGAGCCTTCAGCCGGTACCACCGGGGGTCCACGCCGCGCCAGTACGGGCGCGCAACACTGATGTCATAGTCGCCGTGTGTCAGCGTCGAGTCCGCGTACTGCTTGGCAACGGCATAGCTCGGGACGGTAGCCACGTTGTCGTAGTTGGCAACGAACAGCTCGTAGTCACGGCCAAGCCGCAGACCGAGCTTGCCGCACTCGTGGATGACCGCGAACCGCTGGCTGTCGATGCAGTAGATGGTCGGGAATCCCTTACGGGCCTTCCGCTTGTCGTGCGCCCACTTCGCGGCGTCCGCCGGAGTCAGGTCGCCCTTCTCACAGTCACAGATGTGGGTGTTGAGATTGCCGAGAACGGTGACGGTGGCGATGCGGCACTTGTTGCCCATGCGGGCGCGGACGAGGCGCGGGTTGCCGTGCGGCTCCGAGACTGCGCCGTCCACGTACGCGAGCGCCAGCGGGTAACCCCTCGGCAGCTCCGAGGCGTTAACGGAGTCAACGCACCTACGCAGACTCATCGGCGTCCTCGGGCTCAGTCGTCTCTGGCGTCTCGACAGCAGGCTCCGGTTCCGGGGCCACAGGCGCGGGATCGGCAGCGGTGTAAACCGCGCCACAGCCGCAGCTGATGCAGCCGGTGGCGTCGTGGTCGATGACCGCGTGTGGGCAGTTAGCGCAAACGCCTTCGCTCATAGCTTGATAACCCTCCGTCTTTGGGCGAGGAACGCCTCATCGAGATTCACGACGCGGCGGGCTTGCTTGCCCAGCGGCGTCAGGTACTTGTTGCCTTGCATGAAGTAGGACTTGGACTTGCCCTCGTTGGCGATCTCACGGGCGCGGATCTCCGCGAACCACAGCGCCATCACGATGTCGGTCTTGGTGCCGCGCTGCTTCCTGGCGGCCTCGGGAGTCCAGGTGATGAGCTGTTCCACCATGCGCTTAGCGGCCTCATGCCGCTTCGTCGCGGGCAGCTCAATCAGCGGGTCGATGATGGTTCGTCCGGTGTTTCTATCGACATCACCGAACAGAGGAGCAAGGCTCGCAACTCCGAACTCTGAATCCCACTTACCCACTCCAGTGTGGTGCTCCTTGAGGACGCAGCCACGTCCGGCGAGCCATTCTCGGAGCTCGGCGTCCTGGGTGAGGTACTGCTGGAATGCGTTCTTCTCGATGCGCCACTCATGCAGCTGGTACTTCTCCGTCCATCGCTTGATCAGCGACTTGATCGAGGCCGGCGTCATCGCCGGCTCGTCGTGGACGTCCAGCACGTAACGCTTCGAGCTGGCTCGGTCTACCGAGTAGATGACGGCGGCGGTGTTGCCGACCATCGCCGGGTCCATCGAGCCGATCCGGTAGTGGCCGAGGTCTCCGGTCTCCGGGTGCCCTGGGCTGCCCGCCTTCAGCGGGCCGGCCATCCTTGCACCGTTAATCGCTCGATTAACCAAGTGGGGTGGAAAGACCGCGTTGTCCGCGACGATCTGCTGCTGGTAGACCATCGACCAGACGTGGGTGTCCTGGCTCTGCCGGCGGCGCATCAGGTGCGGCCCATCCCACTTCGGGTGCAGCCCGTCCGAGCCTGGCTCCTCGTGGCCCTTGCAGACCTTGCGGCAGCCGCACGGGACGTTCGTCCGAGGCCACAGCGTCTCCCAGTCCTTCGGGTCTTCTGCGCTCTGGAGGAGCGCCGGCTGCGCCAGGTAGGTCCAGG